AGAAGATGGTGCAGATGTAACAGATGCTGCAAATGTAAAAGCTGCATTAGGTGGTGCAATAGCTTCTAACGCTTTACAAATAGGTAACGGTGACACGGTAACAACAATACCAGGTTCTTTAACAGTAACTGGTACCACAACTACAAATAACGTTGTAACAGTAAGTACGTCAAATGGTATTCAATTTGAAGGTGCTGCTGCTGACGGTCACGATGCAATTTTAAAATCTGCTGTCGCAACTTCTGATAAAACATACACACTACCAAACGTAACTGGTCACGTAGCTTTATTCGCTGCTGATCCTAGTACAACAACAATATCTTCAACACCTACGGAATTAAATCTTCTAGACGGTATTACAACTCTTAGCGGTAGTAACACTGGTGATGAGCCAGATTCAAGCGCTACGGTAAAAGGTATTATTGAATTAGCAACTGCTGCCGAAACATTAGTAGGTACAGATGCTGCTAGAGCAGTAACACCTGATACATTAGCTGCTAAATCAGTACATGCTACTATAGATCATGACGAATCTAACTTTGTAAGTAATTTATTTGCTGTTATTCCTCATGGTTTAGGAACTGAAGATGTTATAGTTCAGTTATTTGATTCAGTTACAAAGCAACAGTGTTTTGCTGAAATAAATAGAACAGACAAAGATGGTACTGCTTCTACTGCTGAGATTAAAATTGTTTTTGCTGTTGCTCCTGCAAACGATCTTGAGGTTATGATTACTTCAATAAAAGGTTCTACAGTTAAAACACCAGTTTACACAACATAATTTCAACATGATTAATATTAACGGTACCTTCGGGTGCCGTTTGTATTTAATTTAATTAAACAATATGGCAATAGATATTTATAATGGCTTAGACATAAAAGGGTCTACATCTGATTTAACCGTCGGAAGACACGGTGAATTTGGCGGAGATCTAGAGGTTCTTGGCGGAGACATAAAATTTGCATCAGACATAACATATGGACCTTTTATAAACACCGGAAGTAACGGTTTTATGAGTGTCCACTTTGGTGGTAACAATAATCAACGATTTGAATTTTGGGATCACAATACTAGTGGTGGTGCAGGGATAAAACAAATGAGCGTTGGGGCTGCAGGTCTTAATATATCTGGAGGTTTTAGTCATCAAAAATCGAATCCAAAAACAATAAATCACAGTAGCGGAGTTTTTGCTATAGATTTCGCACATGAAACTAATCATTACATATGTGCTGCAGCTAATTCATCATCTGTTGATCATAGCTTTACTTTTGCGAATATGACTAATAGCATTGGTCAACAAGGTACTATCATAATAAATAATCCAAATGAAGTTGGAAATTTAACATGGGCTAGTCCTGCTTTACCAAACACAGGTTATACACCTGGTGGAAGCGCTATAACATTTAATGTAACAGCGAATAAAATAGCTGTTATCACTTATTTTGTAATTTCAAACACAAAAGTATTAATTAACTATGTAGGTAATTTCTCAAGTTATCCACAATAACACTGTTCTTATATGAATTTTCTATGGAGTAAGATAGTTTTCTGGAGCAAAACAACGCAAAGAACAACCAGTAAAAATACGGGAACGTCAAAAAACACGACTACCACATTTAATACTAGTACTACAACGGTGTTTAATACTAGTACTGTCACTAATAAATCAACATCAACAGCGTTTAACACTAGTACTACTACTAATACTGTTTACAATACAGCTACAACAACTGTAGTTTCTACTTCAAGAATAACAAATAAAAATACAACAACTACATATAATACGTCGACTGCAACAACAACTACATTTAACACGTTGCGCACTACAGCTTTTAATACTACAAAAGACACGACGACAGTATACACTACGACCTACGACACAAGTAAGGTAACATCAACTATAACTATAACGGCATTTAATACTAGTACAACTACCACGTATAACACTAGTACTACAACTGTATTCAACACTAGTACTACTACTGTATTCAATACAACTAAAACAACTAGCACTGCGTACAACACGTCTACGATTACTAATAAAACAACTAGCACTGCTTTTAACACTAGTACGACTACAACATTTAACACGACTACTACTTTCAACACATCTACTGTTACAACTCATAGTACATCTAAAGATACTACAACTGTTTATACAACTACATACAATACGTTTCTAGGTAATACTATAAAGCAAACAGCTACTATATTCAATACTAGTACTACAACTAATAGAACAACCACTATAAGCACGTCTAGAGCAACTAGCACTGTAGTTAGCACTAGTAAAAATACAAGTACTGTTTTCAACACAGCTACAACTACAACCTTTAACACTACTACTGTATACACGACAACTTTTGCAACTAGTAAAAGTACAGCTGAAAGTAGGTCTACAACAACAGCTTACACTACAACAACGACTTTCAATACATCTACTACGACGGCTGAGAGTAGATCCACGTCTACAAGTAAAAACACTACGACAACTTTTAATACAACAACTACATATAATACTACAACACGTTATAATACTAGTACGTCAACGATAGAAACTAGAAGTACAACAACAACTTTTAATACTACTACCACTTTTAACACATCTACGACAACTGTATATAATACTACAACGTCTTATAATACTAGTACAACTACTACAACAACTTACAATACTAGTACGTTAACTACTTTTAATACAACAACAACTTTTAATACTAGTAAAAATACTATAGAATCAAGAAACACTAGCACAACAAGAGCAACCACTACTACTTTTGCAACTAGCAGAAGTACAACAACTACTTTTAATACAAACACAACTAGAAGTACAACTGAAACAAGAAGCACAACTACTGCTTATACAACCACTACTGTGTTTAATACAACAACTAGATATAACACAACTACGACGTTTGGAACTAGTAGAACAACAAGTAAAAGCACGAGTAAGTCAACTAGTACGTCTTATAACACAACGACGTCATACAGTACAACTTATGCAACTGCATTTACAACAACTTATCAAACAGCATATATAACTACTTTTTCTACAGCAGCATCTCTTACTAGTTTTGTAGCATCAGGAGCATCTAACTTTAGCTTTGTGTGTAATCAATTTATGGGTAACACTTATTACGGAACTAACGTTAGTAGTGGTATACCCCAAGTAAATAGTTTTGTATATACAAACTCTGGTGGTTCATCAGCATTAAGTGATGCTTGGTACGGAGCAACAAATGCTTCAGGTTTTAGTCCAACGCATAAGTTTAGAACACAAGGCGGTGGTGGTGGTGTTATAGCAGTTAACCAATGTTCTGGTGGTGGAGGTTTTGGTGGACCATCTCAAAGATCATTAAAGAAAAACATTGAGTTAATAGGTAAATCTAAAAAAGGTGTTAACATATACACGTTTGAGTTTAAAGAAGGTAAATTTGCTGATGAATACCCAGGGAAATGGCAAGGTGTTATGGCTGATGAAGTTGAAAATGTAGCAGGTGCAGTAATGAATTGGAAAGGTACTAAATGGGTTGATTACAGTATACTAGATGTAGAATTTAAAAAAATTAAATAAAATGATAAACGAAGATTTAATAAGTGCTCATGATGGCACCAACTTTGAAATAGTAAAAGAAACTCTAACTTCTATTGAAGATGGTGAAACACAATATGTAATTTCTCATCTGAAATATAAAGCCGATGTATTACACAAATATTACAATAGCGAATATTCAGCTAAAGTTAAAGTAGGTGATTGTAGTGATTGTGGTTTTAAAGCTTCACTTTTTGATGGTGTAACTTGGGGAGATGTTTTAGTATTAGGTCTAGGTTTAGGTGTGGTGCCACAATATATAAAAGATAATAAAAGCCCTTCAAGTGTAGATGTTGTCGAAGAAGATGCTGAAATAGTATCCACAGTCGATTGGTTACATAGTGATATAAATGTAATAACACATGATGAATGGTCATACGATACATCAAAAAAATATGATATAATAATAGCTGATCTATGGGCTGAACCAGATGATGTATCTGAAGACCATAAAACAGCTTTAGAAAATAACTATAGTAATAATTTAAAAACAGATGGTAAGTTAATAATACCTATGTTATAATAATTTAAAGATGCCAAATACTACTAGAGCTACATTACGAAATACAAGTCGAAATACCCTGAGGAATACCTCAAGAGGTACTAGTAAGAGTACTGGAGAGTCTAGAAATACCACGACTACTTATACTACTTCTTTTACTACTAATTTTAACACATCTAGAGCTACAGCAGAAACAAGAAGCACTAGTACGAGTAAAAGTACAGCTGAGAGTAGATCTACAACCACTACATATACTACAACCACTACATTTGCTACAGCAACAAGTAAAAGTACAACTACAACTTATAATACAACTAAAAGTACAACTACAACGTTTAATACTACGACTACTTACACTACGTCAACTACATATAATACTAGCAAAAATACTTCAACATCTAGAAACACTACAGTATCAACTAGTAGAAGTACAACAACTACATACGGTACTAGTAAAACAACGGTTGAAAGTAGAACTACTACCGTGTCAACTAGTAAAAGTACATCAACAAATAAAAGCACAACAACTACTTATAGTACTACTACCGCGTATAACACTAGTACTACAACGGTTGAAAGTAGAAATACATCAACTAGTAAAACAACATCAACAGTTTTTAACACTACAACCGCGTATAGTACAACAACCAATTACAATACTAGCACTACGACAGCTGAAAGCAGATCAACAACTACTGCTTATACAACTACTACAACTTTTAACACAAGTACTATAACAAGTAAATCAACTTCAACGTCTAGATCAACTGTGGTTAGTACAAGCAAAAACACGTTAACTACTTATAACACTAGTACTAATACAACTACTACTTATAACACGTCTACTAATACTATATATACTACTACATTACAAACTATTGGTTTAACAAATGTAAATGCAGCAACATCTAGAAACACAACTAAATCAACAAGTGTTGCAACGATAACAGTGTATAACACCACAACAACAACTGTTGTGTCTACAAGTAAATCAACGTCTACAAGTAAAAATACGACTTTTGCAACTAGTAAAAATACAACTACAACTTATACTACGACTTTTGAAACTAGTAAAAACACTACCACTACTTTTAACACAAGTAGATCAACAGTAGTTTCTACAAGTAAATCAACAGTAGTTTCTACAAGTAAAAGTACTATTTCACAAGAAACATCTAAAAATACAACAACTGTATATACTACTACTTTTAACACAAGTACAATTACTAGTAAAACAACAATAACCCAATTCAACACAAGTACAGCTACAACTCTTTCAACAAGTAAAAGTACAAACACTACGATTAGCACTAGTAAATCAACGTCAACGGTATATACTACTACGTATAACACGTCAACATCAACGGTGGTTTCAACAAATAGAAACACGACTGAAACATCAGCTACAAGCAAAAACACAACAACTGCGTATACTACTACTTTTGAAACTAACAGGACTACAAACTATAATACAAGTACTAGTACAACAACATCATTTGACACGTCAACTGCTTTTACCACGATATATTCAACTAACACTGGGTATTATCAAAACTTCAATCAATTTGGACAACTAGGAACTAATCCGTTTCAAGGTAATAACGAGTAGGTAGAAAAGCGCAAAAATGTGTGACTATAGTATTATAACAAATTAAATTTAATTTTATGGAAATGTTTAACAAGCAGGAGCTTAAGAAAAGAATAGGCCCTCTTAAAAAAAATGACAGCCTATATGACCTAGAACAGGTAGAAGGTTATGTCATTAGAAAATGCGGTGAAAATGGCTTAGAACATAGCTATGATGTAATGGCGGAAGAAATGCCTTACTTTAAAACACTAGCATACACTGAGTACGGTGGTAGTTTTTATCTACAACCTTTAAATTTTAAAATGCGTAACGAGCAAATGCTCGACGCTTGGCACGATACAGAAAGTAAAGTGCTAGACTATTCTTCTTGGTTAGTAAAAAAAGTTGTTGACAACAATGCTAACAAATACAAAGAAAGGCAAGAAGAATTGGACAGATTTCCTCCTAAGGACTATTTAATAGTTTTACCGGGTTCTAACAAACTTAGAGAAAACGTATGTTTAAACAGATTAAAGCATATAGTTAACAACCACGGTAATAATGTTTTATTTAAACCACATCCTATAACTACACATCAAATAATAGGTGAGTTAAAAGATTTTTTTGGCGAAGAGAATATTCTTCCTAAAAACGTAGATATGTATTACTACATGCAAAAAGCTAAAGGCGTTTATTCCACTCATATAAGTGAAAGCCCTTTATTTGCTGGCGTGTTAGGAAAACGTATAGAACCTGTGGACATTTGGAACAACATACAACAAGGATCCTTCTATTGTATAAATAGCTTCTTATATCACAACCAAGACAATATCGTAGAATACGTTAATAAAACTTTTTCAAGTTATAAATCTGGTATAATAAATCCAGCTATAGATAAGAATTGGAAAGAGAAAGTTGACAAATACATAGACTACATCTGTGCTAAAAGAGAAAAATATAAAAACTGGTATATATCTTCACCAGCTAAAAAGAAGTAAATTTTAATTAAATAATAAATTATGGCAACGTACAAGAAAAAACCTAAGACAGTAGATTTAAAACCTAAAACAGTTACAGAAGACGAGTTGAAAATTATAAGAGCTTTTGTAGATACATTGAACAAACAACAAATGAGAGTTGGAAATTTAGAAGTTCAAAAAAAGATGATGGTAGATCAGATCATGCTAACACAGGAGCAGTTATATAAGAATAACGAATTACTAAAACAAACATACGGTGACGTCTCTGTTAATATAGAAGATGGAACTATAAAAAATTTACCTAAAAATGAAAACTCTAATTAGAAAAATTAGTATAGGTAAAGACTATAAAAATGAAGCTATGCACTATTCCGTAGGCCAAGAGGTCTACGGTGGTCATACGATTTGTGATATAATAGAAGAAGACAAGAAGTTTAGTATTTATATCATGAAAAATGAAGAGATTTTACCTTGGAAAGATTTTAATAAAAACATGGCTATAGCTGTAGAATACAATTTAGAGTATTAATGCAGGGATTATTCAACTTTGTTGTTAAGCCAAAAGGATCTAGATATAATAACGTAAAAAAAATTGGAGACAAAGAGTTAATACTTAACTCAGAGATCTTTAATCATCAATACGTTAATAGAGAAGCTATAGTAGTTTCTCTACCTAAGTCTGTTGAAACAGATATAAGCATTGGAGATACAGTTATTATACATCACAATGTTTTTAGAAGATGGCACGATCAACAAGGTGTGGAAAGAAATAGTAAATCTTATTTTGAAGAAGATAAGTATTTTGTTTCTATAGATCAAATATTTTTATACAAAAACAAAGACAAGTGGTCAAGCCTACCTAGTTATTGTTTTGTAAAACCTTTGAAGTCAGATGACATATTTGAAGACAAAGAAAAACCATTAGTAGGTGTTGTTAAATACACAAACGATAAGCTAGATGTAAACGAAGGAGATTTAATAGGTTTTACACCTAACAGTGAATATGAGTTTATAGTTGATGGTCAAAGACTATATAGGGTTTTATCTAATTTTATTACAATTAAATATGAATATCAAGGAAACGAAAAAGAATATAATCCAAGCTGGACATAGAGCAGTAGATGAATTAATCAAGGTAGCTAAAGAACCTATAGTTGAAACAGATGATGACATATCAGCTGACAGACTTAAAAATGCTGCCGCTACAAAAAAGCTAGCTATATTCGATGCGTTTGAAATATTAAACAGGATACAAAACGAGCAAGACATACTTGATAACAAACCTAAAGAAGATGAAAAGAAAAGCTTTGGTGGTTTTGCAGAAAGAAGATCTAAGTAATGTACAAGCAAAGTTTATATGAGGTTATAGAACCTATAAAAATAAACACCATAAAAAGGCTAAACAAAAAGAAAGCCTGGGAATATGGTTATAATAAAGAACATGATCTTATTGTTATAAGCAAGACAGGTCAGATAGGTGAGGTGTATAGCATACAAAATTTAAGAATAGCATTACCGAAGGTAACTGGTGTAAATAAGTTTGAAAATGATACGTGGCAAGTAAGTCCACAACCTAAAGCTTTATCTAGATTAAAAACTATATTTGATTGGAAAGAAATACCTAAAGATTTCAAAGAACAACATATAGATTACATAGAGGAAGAGTTTAAAAGAAGAGAAGAAGGATTTTGGTTTAAAAACAAAGGAGTAGATACTTACATAACCGGTACACACTATATGTACTTACAATGGTCTAAGATAGATGTAGGCCAACCAGATTTTAGAGAAGCTAATAGATTATTCTATATATTTTGGGAAGCTTGTAAAGCTGATAAAAGATGTTATGGTATGTGTTACCTTAAAAACAGACGTTCAGGTTTTTCTTTTATGGCGTCAGGAGAGTTAGTTAATATGGCTACAATATCTAGTGATGCTAGATTAGGTATATTATCTAAAACTGGACCAGATGCTAAGAAAATGTTTACAGATAAAGTTGTACCTATATCAGTCAACTATCCTTTCTTTTTTAAACCGATTCAAGATGGTATGGATCGACCTAAAACAGAATTAGCATATAGAGTACCAGCATCTAAATTAACAAGGAGAAAAATAGAATCAGGAAGTGATCAAGAAGACTTACAAGGATTAGACACTACCATTGATTGGAAAAATACAGGAGATAATAGTTATGATGGTGAAAAACTAAAACTACTAGCTCACGATGAAAGTGGTAAATGGGAAAGACCTAATAACATACTAAACAACTGGCGTGTTACTAAAACTACCCTTAGATTAGGTTCTAGAATTATAGGTAAGTGTATGATGGGTTCAACATCAAATGCTCTAGACAAAGGAGGAGATAACTTCAAAAAACTTTACAATGGATCAGATGTTAAAAAAAGAAACCGTAATGGACAGACTAGCACAGGATTATATTCTTTGTTCATACCTATGGAATGGAACTACGAAGGATTCATTGATGCTTATGGACACCCTGTCTTTGATACGCCGGAGCAAGAGGTTAAAGGACCTTACGGAGAATACATCGAGATGGGAATCATCGAGCACTGGCAAAACGAAGTTGATGGCTTAAAAAATGATGGAGATGCTTTAAATGAATTTTACAGGCAATTTCCAAGAACTGAAGAACATGCTTTCAGAGATGAGACACAAAACAGTATATTTAATTTAGCAAAGATATACGAGCAAATAGACTACAACGAGGAGCTTAATGTTCCTTTGACAAAAGGTAATTTTCAATGGGTTAATGGTGTTAAAGATGGTAAAGTTATATTTTACCCAAATGCTAACGGTAGATTTAAAGTTAGCTGGACGCCTAAGTCTGAATTACAAAATAAGCATATAATAAAAAATGGAATTAAATATCCTGCTAACGAACACATGGGTTCATTTGGATGTGACTCTTATGATATATCTGGCACAGTTGATGGTAAAGGATCTAAAGGTGCTTTGCACGGTTTAACAAAGTTTAGTATGGAGGATTGTCCTCCCGCACATTTCTTTTTAGAGTATGTAGCTAGACCTCAAACAGCCGAGATCTTCTTTGAAGACGTTCTAATGGCACTTGTATTTTACGGGATGCCTATATTAGCAGAGAATAATAAACCTCGTCTATTGTATTATTTGAGAAGACGTGGTTATAGAGGATATTCAATGAATAGACCAGATAAGTCTTGGAACAAGCTATCTGTTGCTGAAAAAGAAGTTGGTGGAATACCTAACTCAAGCGAAGACATAAAACAAGCTCATGCAGCTGCAATTGAAATGTACATACAAGATCACGTTGGTACGAAAATAGATGGAACACACGGTGATTTATATTTCATTGAAACATTACAAGACTGGGCTAAGTTTGATATAAACAATAGAACAAAATTTGATGCTGCAATTAGTTCGGGATTAGCTATAATGGCTTGTAATAGACATTTATATAGACCTAATGCAGAAGTAAAAAGACAGAAACTAAATATAAGCATATCAAAATTTAAAAATAAAGGGATGCATTCAAAATTAATAGATTAACAAATGGCAGAATCAATTACAAAAGGTTATTTTCCAAGTCAAGTTGTCAGCGACTCTGAGAAGGTTGGACGTGACTATGGTTTAAAAGTTGCTAAAGCTATAGAGAGTGATTGGTTTGATCGTGATTCTGGTAATACTAGATTCTACAACAACCAAAACGAATATCACAAACTAAGACTATACGCTAGAGGAGAGCAATCAATACAAAAATATAAAGATGAATTATCTATTAACGGTGATTTGTCTTATCTTAATTTAGACTGGAAACCTGTACCTATTATACCTAAGTTTGTAGATATAGTTGTTAACGGTATGGCAGAAAGAACCTACGATATAAAAGCTTATTCTCAAGATCCTTATGGAATGAGTAAAAGAACTGAGTATATGGAATCTATAATGAGAGACATAGAAACTCAAGAGCTTATAAAATTTGCTCAAGAATCGTTAGGAATAAGTCTACAAGAAAATCCACCTGAAAAGCTACCTGATAGTGAAGAAGAGTTAAACCTACACATGCAGCTTAGTTATAAACAAGAGGTTGAGCTAGCTGAAGAGCAAGCTATAACTACTATATTAGCTGGTAATAAGTTTTCTGAAACAAGAAAAAGATTATATTACGACATAACAACTATAGGTATAGCTTGTGTAAAAGATAGATTTACAACTTCACAAGGTGTTAAAATAGAATATGTAGATCCTGCTAATATAGTTTATTCACATACTGAGTCACCTTACTTTGATGACTTATACTATGTGGGTGAAGTAAAGACGATACCTATAAATGAATTAAAAAAAGAGTTTCCTAATTTAGATCAAGACGAATTGATGAAGATCATCAAGCAACCTAATCAAAAATCAAACTTAAATTATAGAACATCCAGTAGCAGTAATAGAGCTGATAAAAATACAGTAGATATATTATACTTTAACTATAAAACTTACATGAACGAAGTTTATAAGGTTAAAGATACTATGAGTGGTGGTAGTAAAGTTATACTAAGAGATGATACTTTCGATCCACCTATACAAGATATGGTTGGTCAATATGAAAAAATAGAAAGATCATTAGAAGTATTATATGAAGGTGCTTTAGTTTTAGGTACAGACAAACTACTTAAGTGGGAAATGGCTAAGAACATGATGAGACCTAAGAGTGATTATACTAAAGTTAAAATGAATTATAGTATAGTTGCACCAAGAATGTATAAAGGTAAGATCGAGTCATTAGTAAAACGTATAACTGGTTTTGCTGATATGATTCAATTAACTCATTTAAAAATACAACAAGTGTTATCAAGAATGGTACCAGATGGTATATATTTAGATGCTGATGGACTTGCTGAAATAGATTTAGGTAATGGAACTAACTACAACCCACAAGAAGCATTAAATATGTTCTTTCAAACGGGTTCTGTAATTGGTAGATCATTCACTTCAGAAGGTGATATGAATCCTGGTAAAATACCTATTCAAGAAATAACAAGTGGTAATGGTGGTGGTAAAATACCTGTTTTAATACAAAACTATAACTACTACATGCAAATGATTAGAGATACTACTGGTTTAAATGAAGCTAGAGATGGTAGTACGCCTGATTCTAGAGCTTTAGTAGGTGTACAAAAATTAGCTGCCGCTAATAGTAACACTGCTACTAGACATATATTAAATGCTGGTTTGTATCTTACAGCCGAAGTAGCTGAGTCTATATCATTAAGAATATCTGATATACTAGAATATTCACCAACAAAAGAAGCTTTTATTCAAAAGATTGGTGGTCACAATGTTGGTACATTAGAAGATATAGCTAGTTTACATTTGTATGATTTTGGTATATTCTTAGATGTAGCTCCTGATGAAGAAGAAAAACAACTATTAGAAAACAATATTCAAGTAGCTTTAGGTCAGCAAATGATAGACTTAGAAGATGCTATTGATCTTAGAAACATTAAAAATGTTAAATTAGCTAATGAATTGTTGAAGGTTAGAAGAAAAAAGAAAAGAGAAAGAGACGAACTACTACAACAAAAAAATATAGAAACTCAGGCTAACGCTAATGCTCAAGCTCAAAAGGTAGCTGCACAAGCAGAAGTGCAAAAAAACCAAGCTTTGATGCAAAGTACGATGCAGCTTGAAGAAGCTAAAATGATGTTAGGCCAAAAGAAAATGCAACAAGAAGCTCAAATCAAAAAAGAACTTATGAATCATGAGTTTATGATTAACATGAGGCTTAAAAACATGGAGCTTAATGTAACAAAAAACAAAGAAACTAACAAAGAAGATCGTAAAGATGAAAGAACTAGAATACAAGCTAGTCAACAATCTGAATTAATAGATCAAAGAAATAACAATAAATCACCTAAAAAGTTTGAATCAATGGGTAATGATAGTTTAGGTAACCTAGGTAATCTAGGAAGTTTTGACCCGAGATAATAATCGTTTAATTTTATAATATTATATTATGGCAGAAAAAGAAAAGCCGCAAGAGGTAGTCGAAGAACTACCAACTGCACCAGCAGCAATCAAGGATAGTGAAACTATAACTGATGCTAAAATCGAAACCTCACCAAGTGAAGGCGGAGATATGAAAATGAAAGAAAAACCTAAAAGACCTAAGCAACTTGTTAATCAAGATGTCGATGACGTTATAAAGGTTGATCTTTCTAAAAAAGAAGAAGTTACTCCTGTAGAAGAAACAGAGGTAGAAGATACACCTGTTGTAGAACAAGAGGTTAAAGAAGAAGAACAAACTTCAGTAGTTGAAGAGATTACAGACGAAGAGGTCGAAGAGCAGACAGAAAATCTACAAGAAAAAGTAGAAGAAGCTGTACAAGAGTCTCAAGACACAGCTGAACCATTACCAGAAAACATACAAAAAGTTGTAGACTTTATGAATGAAACTGGTGGAAGCTTAGAAGAGTATGTTAGATTAAATCAAGATTACTCTAAACAAGATGACAAATCTCTACTTAAAGAATACTACAAGCAAACAAAACCTCATTTAAATGATGATGAAATTGGTTTCTTAATGGAAGACAATTTTGAGTTTGATGAAGAAATTGATGAGGATAGAGACATTAAAAGAAAAAAATTAGCGCTTAAAGAGCAAGTTGCCAGTGCTAAAAGCCACCTAGACGGGCTAAAGTCTAAATATTACGAAGAAATTAAAGCTGGAAGCAGGTTAGCGCCTGAGCAAAAGAAAGCAATTGATTTTTTCAACCGTTACAATCAAGAAGTTGAAACTTCACAAAAAGTAGTCAAGGAACAACAAACAAAATTTCAAGAAAAAACCAATCAGGTTTTTAACGACAAATTCAAAGGTTTTGAATATAACATCGGAGAAAAGAAATTTAGGTTTAATGTAAAGGACAGTGACAAGATTAAAAATGACCAAAGCGATATTAATAATTTCATCAAGAAGTTTCTTGATAAAGATGAAGTAATGTCAGATGCTAAAGGTTATCACAAATCTTTATTTACTGCTAATAATCCTGACGCTGTAGCGAAACATTTTTACGAACAAGGTAAAGCCGATGCTATCAAGGATAGTATAGCTAAATCAAAAAACATCAACATGGATCCTAGACAAGCACAGTCAAATGTGATTCCTACATCCGGTTGGTCCGTAAAAGCGGTTCCTGGTGATTCAGTTTCTGACTTTAAGATTAAGATTAGAAAATAAATATTAACTTAATTAAAAATTTAAAATTATGGCATTAGCTGGAACAGGCGCGGAGTTATCGCACTTAACGCCGAGACCGAATAAAACTTTATTTGGTTCAAATTATTTATCAATCGCTGGCAACGACTTCAATTTCACAAAACAATTCCTACCGGAAGTTTATGAAAAAGAAGTTGAAAGATACGGAAACAGAACTATTTCTGGTTTCTTATCTATGGTCGGTGCTGAAATGCCTATGGCTTCTGACGAGGTCGTATGGTCTGAACAAGGTAGAATCCACGTAGCTTACGACGATGTCGTAGGTACTGACGTTTCTGCAAACTTACTAACATTTTCTGCTGCTCACTTACTAAGCATCGGTGATACTATCATCGTTAGCAAAGCTGGAGCAACGTTAAAATGTTACGTATCTGCTGTACCTAGTACAACTACTATAACTGCACAACCTTATACTGCTGCTGATATTTCAGGTATCGGTGCTGATGGTGTTGCTGCTGTAAAAGTATTTGTTTATGGTTCAGAATATGCAAAAGGATCAAGCAACGCTGGTAACAAAAAAGATGCAACATTTACTTCTTTCTCGAATAAGCCAATTATTCTAAGAGACAAGTATAGTGTAAATGGATCTGACACTGCTCAAATTGGGTGGGTTGAAGTTGCTACTGAAGCTGGTACTTCTGGATACTTATGGTACTTAAAATCTGAGCACGAAGCAAGAATTAGATTTGAAGATCAATTAGAAATGTCTATGATTGAAGCAGAGAAAAAAGCAGCATCATCTGCTATCTCAGCTGCAGGAGTTTCTGGATCTGAAGGTCTTTTTGCTGCTATTAGCTCAAGAGGATTAGTATACAACAACGCTGATTTTGACGATGGCGTTTCTTCTGGAGTTCATGTAGGTTTAGCTGAATTTGATTCTATACTACAAGAACTTGACAAGCAAGGAGCTATCGAGGAAAACATGATGTTCTTAGACAGAGCTACAGCTCTTTCAATTGACAATATGTTAGCTGCTCAAAATTCTTACGGATCTGGTGGTACTTCTCACGGAGTATTCAACAATTCTGAAGAAATGGCGCTTAACCTAGGTTTTTCTGGTTTCAGACGTGGATCTTACGATTTCTACAAAACTGACTGGAAATACTTAAATGATTCAACTACTAGAGGACTTGTAGCTGATATTGAAGGTGTTATCGTTCCTGCTGGAACTTCAACAGTTTACGATCAGATTATGGGTAAAAATATCCAAAGACCATTCTTACACGTTAGATACAGAGCTTCTGAAGCTGACGACAGAAGAATGAAATCATGGATTACTGGTTCAGTTGGAGGTAACTATACAAGTGATGAAGATGCAATGAACGTACATTTCTTATCTGAGAGATGTTTATGTGTTCAAGCAGCTAACAACTTCGTATTGTTAAAATCTACTGATGGTATCCAAGGATAATCAATAGTACTTAAAAGGTAAGGGTGCTTCGGCACCCAACCCTTTTATTTTTTTTATAAACTTTTTAATTATATTATATCATGACAAATACAAAACAAGTGCCAGGAATTCCAGAAGGAGTTAACTGGGAAATGAAAGATAGAGTTTACTATCTAACAACAAAAGAACAACCTTTAGTTTTCTCTTTACCGAGTAAACACACTAGAAGAAAACCATTATTATGGTTTGATACAGTAGCAGGATTTCAAAAAGAATTAAGATACGCTACAAATCAACCATCACCATTGGTAGACGATCAAAAAGGTATAGCGACTTTAGGTCGTATAGTTTTTAGAGACGGCTCATTAGCTGTCCCTGCTAGAGAGCAAGCTTTGCAAAAGATGCTTTCAATTTATCACCCTCTTAAAAACGTAATTTTTAAAGAGCTAGATGAGGTAGAAGAAGCAAGCGATGACTTAGAATACATGGAGCTAGAAATAGAAGCTTTAACTATAGCTAAAGATTTAGATTTAGATATAGCTGAAGGTATATTAAGAGTAGAGCTTGGAAGTAAAGTTACAAGCATGGCTTCAAAAGAAATAAAGAGAGATTTACTACTATTCGCTAGAAGGAATCCAGCTTTATTTATAAACTTAGCACAAGACGATAACGTACAGTTAAGAAATTTTGGTATTAAGTCTGTTGAAGCAGGTTTAATTAAGTTGTCTCCAGATAACAGACAATTTACTTGGGCTACAAACGGCAGGAAATTAATGACAGTGCCATTTGATGAGCACCCATATTCAGCATTAGCTGCGTGGTTCCAAACCGATGAAGGTTTAGAGGTCTTTAATAATTTAGAAAAACGAATGAAAGAATAACAATCACTTATAGAGGTAACCATCTCTATCGAGGTGGTTGCTTACTATAAATAAAAAAAATTATGGCGGTAACAGTAGATACAGTATATCAAAGAGTTTTAGCAATAGCTAACAAAGAACAAAGGGGTTATATAACACCTCAAGAATTTAACTTGTTTGCTAATCAAGCTCAAATGGATATATTCGAACAGTATTTTTATGACTTAGATCAATTTTTAAAAATGCCTGGTAATGATTCAACTCATGCAGACATGGTAGATATTATACAAGAAAAAATTGACATATTTGAAAAATACAGAGAAGCAGTTGTTATGGCTGACGGTGGTGTAGGTACTTTACCTGAACATTATCGTATGGGAGAATTATACACTAATAAATGTGGTAGTTACGTAGAGGTTGAAAAGATCAATCAAAACAAAGTACATCACATAATAGCATCCCCATTAACAAACCCAACAATAACATATCCCGTATATGTTAGAAATTCTGGATCAACAGAAGTAAAAAGAAAAAGATCAATACAAATTTATCCCACAACAATAGGTTCAAGTGACACAGTAGTGTGTAACTATATAGCTAGACCTATTAAAGTAGTTTGGGGTTTTACTACTGTATTAGATGAAGCACTTTTTAATGCTACTACATCCACAAACTTTCAGCTTCATGAATCTGAGGAATCTGAACTAGTTATAAAGATATTAGAATTAGCTGGTATCACAATAAAAGATCCACAGCTTTACCCAATAGCTGCTCAAGAAGAAGCACAGAACGTTCAACAAGAAAAATAATAGAATATGCCTTTATTCACAGGAACACAACAACAATACTACGATAACAGTAATCAATTTACGGTAGACTCTGCCAGTAATTCCAATAGTTACGTAACATTAATATTCAGTCCTTTACCAAGTGTAGAAGGAGAGTTTGATGTTTTTGTAAATGGAGATCAACTAGGAGCATCGTCTTATTCTTATGATGCTTCAAATGGTAGGTTAACCTTTATAGCTTCTGCCAACCCCGCTGTTGGTGCTATAATAATAGTTAGGCAAAGAACATTAGTAGAGAGTTTAGGTAACTATGAACACATAACATTAAAAGATATTATACAAAATTTTATAATAACATATGTTGGTGAAGATAAGTTGTTACCAAAAGCTAGCAGAACAGATGTAATGTTTCACGCACAAAGAGGTATTCAAGAATTAAACTACGATACTTTAAGATCAGAAAAATCACAAGAAATAGAAATACCACCTTCGCTTAAAATGGCTTTACCTCATGATTATGTTAACTATGTAGGTTTAAGCTGGAGAGATTCAGCTGGTATTGAAAGAATAATATATCCTGCATTGAAAACTGGTAACCCATCAGCTGTATTACAAAGCAATGACTTTGATTATATGTTCGCTGACGGTGGAGAGTTACTACAAACTTTTGAATCAGAAACATGGAAACAATTTAAAGCTCAAAGTAGCACATCTAATAATAGTGATAACCCTAGAGATGATGATGCTTATGATGCTACTTTAGCACAAGGTAGAAGATATGGTATGACGCCATCTATGTCACAAGGTAATGGGGTTTACTATATAGATCATGCAAAAGGTTTTATACATTTTAGCTCTGATTTAAATAGTAAAATAATAACATTAAAATACATAAGCGATGGACTAGCTGATGATATAGATTCTGTAGTTCATAAGTTTGCTGAAGACGCAATATATAAATACATGATACATGCTATGTTAGCTGCTAGAACATTAGTGCCAGAGTATTTAGTACAAAGATTTAAAAAAGAAAGATTTGCAGCTATAAGAAAAGCAAAATTAAGATTAAGTAATATAAAAGCAGAGGAAATCTCACAAGTATTGAGAAACAAATCTAAGCAAATAAAACACTAAGATATGCCGAAGTTAAAAAATCACTTCCGTGCGGGTAAAATGCAAAAAGACCTGGACGAAAGATTAGTACAGGAAGGTGAATACAGAGATGCTTTGAATATACAAGTTGCTAGCTCTGAAGGATCTGACGTAGGTGCTATTGAAAATTTACTGGGTAATTCTTCTCGTATTAACAAAACATTTAACAAAGATACTGGAGCTTATACTGTTTTTAATGAGTCTACCGCTTCTTTAGATGTATTTGGAATACCAGATACAGGTACAGGAGCTGTTAAAACATTAGGATCTATAAAGTATGATAAAACAGAGTGTATATACTGGTTTATAACATCAGGTACTATAGATGCTATTATAGAGTACAATCAATCTACAGACGTTGTATCGCCTATTGTAGTTGACAAAGGTAATATTTTAAAGTTTTCTAAAAATCATTTAATAACTGGTATAAATATAATAGAAGGTTTATTATTTTTTACAGATGACAATAGTGAGCCTAAGTGTTTAGATATAAAAGAATTTAGAGAAGCTTCAGCTTTATCAACTAGTGGATTTACAAATCATACTCAAATATATGGTAGGGGATTTGTAGAGCATGATATTACTGTTATAAAAAAATCACCATTAACTCCACCAACCGTAACAAAAAGTGACTCAAGAAGAGAGGGAGTTGGTACAGGTATAAGTCCTTTAACAACATTAAAAAAATTCACTCAAAATATTGCAGGCACAGATCCAGTAGAGTTTGAAAGTATACCAAGTGGAACATCAACAACACTATCTTTTGGAGCTGCACCAAACTATCAAGTTGGTGATATATTATC